CATCTGTTTCGAGTATCATACCAAAGCAAAAGATATTCTTGACGACAGGCGCATTGACCCTTCTTTCTATCCTGTAATCTATGGTTTGGATGACGGTGACGACTGGAATGCCGAGGAGTCTTGGTACAAGGCGAATCCGTCGCTCGGATATACAATCACAATTGACCGTGTGCGTGATGCTCACCGTGAGGCTTTGACAAATCCTGCCGAAGAGAATGTATTCCGTCAGCTGAGACTTGACCAGTGGGTAGGCAGTGCAGTTGCATGGATTCCGGAGCATATCTATGACAGAGGAAATATCCCGATTGATTTTAATTCTCTGCATGGTCGGGAGTGCTATGGAGGACTTGACCTGTCCAGCACATCAGATATCACGGCATTTGTACTTGTGTTCCCGCCAAGAAACGAAGCAGAAAAATATATTGTTGTTCCGCATTTCTGGCTGCCGAGGGAGACTCTGGAACTAAGAGTGCGACGTGATAAAGTACCTTACGATGTCTGGGAAAAACAAGGCTTGTTCCACATTACAGATGGCAATGTGGTCGATTACAATTTTGTCAGGAAAACTATCAATGAGTTATACGAAATCTATAACATCAAAGAAGTGGCATACGACCGCTGGAATGCACAGCAGCTAATCATTGATCTTGAAGGTGATGGCTTTACAATGGTTCCCTTTGGGCAAGGGTATCGTGAGATGTCACCGGCCATGAAAGAACTTTATAAATTGCTGCTTGAAGGAAAATTCATTCATGGCGGCAACCCTGTTCTGCGATGGATGGCGGGGAATGTGGTTGTGGAGATTGATGCTGCTGAAAATATTAAACCAAGTAAACGCCGCAGTAGTGAAAAGATTGATGGTATAGTCAGTTGGGTTATGGCTCTCGACCGTTGTGTACGGCACGAAATGCAAGGTTCAGTCTATGACGAGCCTGGGCATGAACTAGTGGTTATCTAATGGGGGTGATTGATAATGAAACCGGATTATAACCACGAGGACATCGTTGGCAACCGCTACGGAAAACTAATCGTACAGGAGTATGCGGGTTTATTGCCGTATGGTCATAAAGGAAAGAAACGATCACACTATAGATGTATATGCGATTGCGGTGGAGAACGACTTGTAATGAGAAGTGATTTGATGCGGAATAGAACAAGATCATGTGGAAATTGCACGCAACAGTCAATCGTTCCAGAAAATGATTACTACAGATGCTTCACGAAAAATGGAGCATCTTTTATTTTTGACGAGGTTGACCTTGAACTTGTTAAAAGTCATATGTGGTGGGTGAGCTCTGATGATGGCTATGCGATAACTTGGCTGAATGGAAAAAATATCAGATTCACCCATCTACAGCAATCTATACCTGACGGAAAATATGTTGACCACATTAATGGAGACCGGACAGATAACCGTAGGTCAAATCTACGAATCGTGACAAAGAAGCAGAATAATTACAACAAAGCAATTAAGTGCACAAACACAACAGGCTATGTTGGTATTTACTATCATAAAAAGAACGACAAGTATGTAGCAACATTGACCCACGATGGCACAAAAGAACATCTCGGTTGTTTCGCAACCGCAGAGGATGCAGCGAGAGCCTATGATACGGCTGCTCGCTATTATTTTGGCGAATTTGCCTGCGTAAATTTCCCGATGCCCGGAGAGCAGGGTTGTCACAGAAATCAAACCGCATAACGAGGAGGTAGATACTATGGGCTTTTTAAGCTGGCTCGGTTTCAGCAAGCCGAGAGATGCACCGGAGACTTTGCTGGATATTCAGGACAATGTCCGTGATTCCGGCAATTTATTTGTATTCGGTATGACACACAGCGGAGAGCGTGTCGATGAGCGGACGGCGATGCAGATTGTGACTGTATATGCCTGTGTGAGACTGCTTTCCAATACGATTGCAGGCTTGCCTCTGCATCTTTACAGATACACCGGCAAGGGCGATGATAAGGAATTAGCCTTTGACCATCCGCTGTATAAAATTCTATATCGGCAGCCAAATCCGGAAATGAGTTCATTTTCATTCTGGGAGGCGATGATGTGCCATTTGCTTTTGTGGGGCAATGCGTATGCACAGATTGTCCGTGACGGCAAAAACGGCATTCTTGGTCTATATCCGCTTCTGCCGGAAAATATGGAAATTGACCGTGACCCGAAAAGCGGAGAACTGTTTTACACTTATCATGCCTACACCGATGAAAAGCCTGGTGAGCATGACAAGGATGTCATTTTTCCGAGAGATGAAATTCTTCACATTCCTGGCTTGGGATTTAACGGACTGGTCGGATTCAGTCCCATCGCTATGATGAAAAATGCTCTGGGTGCTGTGATGGCTGTCGAACGGTACGGCAGTGCCTTTTTCAAGAATGGCGCACAGCCTGCCGGAGTGCTGGAGCATCCGGGCGTACTCAAAGACCCGCAGAAAATCAGGGATAACTGGATGCGAGCCTATGGCGGCGCACACAATGCACACCGCATTGCCGTTTTGGAGGAAGGGATGTCCTACAAACCAATTTCACTTCCGCCCGAAGATTCGCAGTTTTTATCCACAAGAGAATTTGATGTGGAGGAAATCTGCCGGATATTTCAAGTTCCTCCTCATCTGGTGCAGGATTTGAAACGCTCTACCTTTAACAATATAGAGCATCAGGGAATTGCATTTGTGCAGTATTCGCTGATGCCGTGGATTATCCGCATTGAAAAGGGCATTATGAAAGACCTTCTGCTCGAAGAGGAACAGGATGTATATTTTCCGAAATTCAATGTGGACGGCTTGATGAGGGGCGATTACCAGAGCCGCATGAATGCCTATGCAATCGGTGTCGGCAACGGCTTTATGTCTCCGAATGATGTGCGCCGTCTGGAAAATATGGATTTGATTCCAGAGGAACTGGGCGGTGAAGATTACTATCTGAACGGTTCGTATAATAAATTACAGAATGCAGGGGCTGCCTACGGAGTGGATGAGCCGTCTCAGGAAAAGCCGGAAGAACAGCCGGATACAGAGGAAGAACCGGATGAAAATCCGGAAGAAGAAACTGATGACAGACTGCTGCGGCAGAAACGCAGGAAGAAATACAGAAATGGAGTGATGTAAATGCAGAAATTCTGGAACTGGATTCACGATGACAGCGGCGGAAGAGTTCTCCGCTTAGAAGGACCTATTGATTCGGAAAGTTTATGGGGAGACGAAATCACGCCACAGGATTTCCGTGATGAGCTGTATGCAGAGGAGGGAGACCTGACACTCTGGCTGAACAGCCCCGGCGGAAATGTGTTCGCTGCTGCTGAAATTTACACGATGATTCGGGATTATCCGCATAATGTCAGAGTGAGAATTGCGAGCATTGCGGCTTCTGCGGCGAGTGTCATTGCGATGGCTGGCGACACCGTACAGATGTCTCCCACGGCTTTGTTAATGCTGCACGACCCTTCGACAATCGCCGTGGGAAATGCCAAAGACATGGAAAAAGCTATCACTGTGCTGAATGAAATCAAGGAGAGCATCATCAACGCATATGCCGCAAAAACGGGACTTTCCCGAAACCGCATCAGCAAGTTCATGTCGGATGAAACATGGATTAATGCGAAAAAGGCTGTGGAGCTTGGCTTTGCAGATGAAATTCTTTTTGATGAAAAAACCGACAAGAAACCTGAACCGGAAAAGGAGGAAGAAGAAAATCCGGAAGAGGATACACCCGATGAGCCGGATGAGGAAGGCGGTGACGAGAATCCGGATGAAGAAAAGAAAGAAAAGAAGCCGTGCAGGCTGGGCAGTGACAATGCCCTGTGGCAGTACAGCACCCGTATCATGGGACAGACCATTCTGGGAAAAATCAGTGCCTCAGCCGAAAACAAAAGTGCGGACAAAACTCCCGATGACGAAGCTGACACACAGAAATCTTCCGAAGAAGGGGTAACAGACAGTGTGCCGACAGTCAATCTCCCTGTTATCGGGCTGGACGGCACAACCGCAGACGGCTCTGTGCCGTATGAAATTCTGAAAAGACAGCTTGCTTTCATGAGATAAGCGGCTGTTTAAATTTGCGACCGCCGGAGATATCCGGCAGAAATGGAGGAACGATATGAGCCAGATTATGGAACTTCGCAGCAAAAGAAACGCTCTCTGGGAGCAGACTAAGGCATTCCTTGAAAAGCACCGTGGCGAGAACGGTCTTGTAGAGGCTTCCGCAGTTGAAACCTACAACAAGATGGCATCTGAGGTGCAGGCACTCGGCGCAGAAATTGAACGTCTTGAACAGCAGGCTGCTGTGGATGCGGCACTCGCAGCACCGACTTCCAAGCCCGTCACCAATGCTCCGACAGCTACAAATGACCGCAAATCTGAAACCAATCCGACTGCAACTGATGAATACAAGGATGCATTCTGGAATATGGTGCGCAACAAGGGCGACCAGTTTGCAGTCCGCAACGCTCTGAGCATCGGTGAGGACACTGAGGGCGGCTATACTGTGCCGGATGAATTTGAGCGCAGACTGATTCAGGCACTGGAAGAAAATAACATCTTCCGCCAGATGGCAACCGTCATCAAGACCAACAGCGGCACTCGTAAGATTCCGATTGCCAACGACACAATGGAAGCACAGTGGATTGACGAGGGCGAGGAAATTCCGGAAACTGATACAAAATTCGGTCAGACCACGCTTTCCG